TGCTGTTGCATTAATCTATTTTTAACTGGCAGTAATGCGTTTTGTACTACTGCATTACCTTGGATAGATGGCATTACCAGAAGGTTCTCTATTTCATCTAGAGATAACTTGGCAATGTTACTTTCGTTTTGCCACCACTCTGTAGGTTTATCCGCAATGCTTGTAGAAAGCGCCCAAGCCTTATTCCAAAGCGCAATGCTTTCTTCTGCTTTCTTAACAATATCAGGATCATCAGAGCCAAGATTTTCGTAAAGCCGCGTTCTATTCGCCCAACTATCCCAAGCCAATGCCTTTGGCTCTTTATTAGCCATATCATCTTCTTCAGCAATGGTTATCAGTTTATCAATTAAACCTTTTTGATCACCAGTTGCCGTACCATAATATATCTCCCTAAACTGTTTTAATGCGGCTGCATCTTTTCCAACAGTCTTGGCTAAAGTATCCGCATCCAGACCTTGACCATTCACTACGCTATCGTAGATCGTCTTAAGGTTTTGTAAGTTTTCTAGCTTATCTTTGTTGGCATCATTGCCTGAGTTAGCCCATAGTGCAATTTGAGATGCTACTGTAGTTGGCTTCTCTTCCAGCATCTTGAAGACTTCTACTGGAGTATTCCACCACTGGCCTTTTTCATTTATAGCCTCTTTAACTGCTAAGGCTTCTTTAAGTACGGGCAAATCGGCAGGGTCTACGTTTCCTATACCACCTTCAATATTTGCAATACGCTTTAATAAATCTTCATAAGAAATATCCAGTAACTGTTCTGCGGTCAGTCCACCAACTTTGGTCCAACCACGTTTACCCGCATAGTCACGTATCTTATTAATCTCTCCGTCTAGGAATGCTGCCCTGTTAGGCTGCGTAGCCTTAAGGTTTTCCAGACGGGCAACCTCAGTCTCCCAAGAGTTCTCTGCAAGGCCATCTAGCTTTGTAGTATCGGGATTACCAAATAGACTATCAGACTGCTTAGTCACGGCGTCAGCAGCAGTAGCAATATCTATACTTACAGAAGAGGATTCATTCAAAGCAGCTTCTGTCTGATCTTCTGGGGCTGAAAAACCACCATCTTGTTCTTTTGATAAAACATTTTTAAGGGTTGATAAATCTCTAGGTGTAGTTCTAGTCCTTACAAAAGTACCACCCTCTACTATATACGATCCATCCGCGTTTGGAACTATCTTGTATCCATTATGATAAATTGGGGCAGTATCGACAGTAGGTTCTACTTCCGATCCATCGGTAGGGGTACTATCTTGATTAGACGCCGCCTGATCAACTGGAGTAAACAGCTTATCAAATGCAGGATTGCTAATATTGCCAACCAGTGCTTCAACCTGAGAATAACTAGTCGCCCCAGACTCCATAGCGTAGTTGTATACCTGATCAGTCATAGTAACTAAACCAGCTTGATCTGTTAGAGGCGTACCATAGCCGCCTACTTTAGCCTGTAGTGCCGTAGTAACATACCCGCGTAATTTCTTGTCTGCCGCTTCTTTAGCTTCCTGTTTAGCAGCAGCCGCTCTCTTACGTGCAAACTCGTCCTTCTTCTCCATAAGTTCTTCTTGACGGCGTTGTTCTGCGTCAGCTCGAATACCAAAGGTAACTTGCTCCGCAAAGCCCTTGAAGCCATACGGATCAGGATTGGCCTTTTCAAAAGACCCAGATGCAAGTTTGCTTCTTACATTAGCGGCTTCACTACGAAAGCTCATCTTCAGGCTCCAATTCTTCTTCTTCCTCAACACCACCCAACATAGCCATCTGCTCATCTTGTGGAGCTACAGCCTCGTCAGGCATAGCCATCAGACCGCCTGTAGGCTGCTCTAAGGCAGGGGTTTCTTCTTCTGGCATCTCAGGCTCATCATCAGGGTCTACTATACCCAGTGCCTGTTTTAAGAGTGTAGGAGTGATAACAATCTCATCCTTATCTCTTACGCCCATCTCGTAAGGAGTGTCGGCATTCTTTGCCATAATCTCGATATATCGTGCCAGAGGTCCAGCCGTAAGCAATGCTAGGTCAATGCCAAACTTACCTACAGACACAGCCTGTAATAGTAGCGTAGAAACAATAGTAGAAATCTGTGCGTCGATCTTAAGCATAGCCATGACCATCTGCGTCTCATACGGATCGTCAATCTTCTTGATCATAAAATCAACAGCCTGATCATACTCCACAATATCCGGCGGTCTATGCCATGCGTAGTGCCGCGTATCGGCTAACATATTTGCTCCGGGGATTGGTGAATCAGGACGCATCTTCTACTTCCTCTTCCTTCTCTACAGGCTCACCCATTATTTCTTCTTCCAGAAGATCAAAGTATTCCTGTGTAAACATTAACTGGCCGCTCTCCGCTAGTTCAGCGGTTCTGTCTGGCATCTTACCGTCCAAGAACATCTCTATGGATTTCTTAACTGCTTCTTGAAACTTCATGTTATTCTCCTACGCTAACCACCAAGGCTTAGACCCTGCGCCAAGTATTGCACCACCAATTTGCAAGGCAGACTGCAAGAAGCTATTTCCACTAGAAGTCTTGCCAGACTGAGATTGTATTTGTGCGGCTAGTAGTAGGTATTCTCTCTGCATATCGTTATCAGAAGATTTCCATATGTAGTCTAGAATATTATCGGCATCATCCCACAACCTGTTCTGGGCTTCTTGTGATATACCTAGAGCAGCTTTTACATCAAAACTTGCTGCATCAAAGTTCATCTGGGTATTAGTAGTGGCTACTTTTTGTATCCAATCGCCATTGTACTTATCAATGAAGAACTGCTGCTTGGCAGTAAACTGTTCTCTGTTGTTTCTTAGCTCTGCAACGTACTCTCTATTGTCGTTGATTTCACCAGCATTAAACTTAGCTAGTGTATTGATAGTATTAGCATTATCTCTATCAATTGCAACATTCATATTGGCATAAAATTCGGCTGCATCGTTACTTTCTTGGGAAGCAAATAGCCGTGCAGCATTTTCTGCTGCTGTATTGGTGAACAGAGCATCTTTCATAATCTGTTTGTTGATTACTTCGGCCTGTTGCTGGTTTGTAAGATTTGATAAATCCATTTGTAAGAACGCTTTAGCATCCTGTACAGCAGCAACTTCGTGGGCTTTCATATTAGCTAAATCAACAGTAGCAATTGTCTTTGCTTTATTAAGGATAGCCTGTTGTCTGTTATCTAAATTCTTAAGAGTTATAGTTTGATAGAACTTAGCGTCTTTATCGGCTACACCTAGAGTAGCTTCCATTATGGCATTTGCCATTGACTCTGTAGCAGCGGTTCCAGACAGTCCACCAAAGGTCATAGTCTTGGATACGTCTCTTGCTACACCCTGCGCCCATGCGGGTATACGAGCATTACCATTACTGTCCTTAAACTCCGCAGCAATCAGTTTAGCCTGACCAAGTACCGTAGCCTTAGAGTCAGTGTAGTTACCTTCACCTAATGCTTGAGCTAATAACTTCCCATCAGCCGTGCTAGTATCAATTATACTGGATATATTCTGTGAGGCGAAGTCATTTAGTGCTTTACCTAGTGGACCTTTACCTTCTGAAATTGCCTCAGTATCAATCACATAGTCTTCGGCATTTACTAGGTTATCATTATCTATTTCACCTGTAACTGCGTCCACTTTCATATCGTCAGTGATAGTGTTTGTGGCTGCATCGTAGGTGGATATAGGCTCACCTGTTACATTATCGACTGTGGCTACGTTATCTACGGTAGATACTTCTGGGCTGATGTCAGCCATCTCTTCCATATCACCAATCTGTGTGCCATCAGTATTTGCATCTAGACTTGGAACAACGTCAGATAGTTTTAAGCCTCTATCCTCTAAAAACTTCATGGGGTCTGCTAAGATAGCATTCTTCTCATCTTGAGAGGATATCAATCCTGCTGCCTCAGCCATGTCTAAAACACTCTGTGCAATGTCATCTACGTTGGTAGAGCCATCTGAGTCATCACCCCCCGTATTAGCATTGTCGGCTGCTTCCTGCATAATTTGATCAGCTTTATCATTATCCCCGCTATCACGGGCCTCTTGAGCCATCCGCTCATACCCGGTTTGACCAGTTTCTGGGTCTTTAATTGAGAGAGCATCTACAACCTTTCCACCGTCTACTTTTACTTCATAAGGCAATCCAAGGAAGTTGTAGGAGTATTTCATTTTGCCGTTGTCATAGACTTGCCGTCCATCTATAACTTCACCGTTTGCAATATCTTTCTCAGGGTCTAGGTTATTAGCCCATCCTGCCAATGCCCCAATGATACCAGTACCCGAAGCAAAGCCCATAGCTTTACCAAATCCACTGGGAGCCTGTCCTTTGATACCCGTATCAGATTTATTATCAAATATAGAGAGGCCATTATTAAAGAAACTGGCGGCTCCACTAGTCTTTAGAGCAGCACCTTCTTGAATTTTATTAGGGTCTTTGATGTTGTTGAGAGCCATTAGTTGCTCAACACTCATGCCTTTATTTTTGGCTATCTCACTTAAGGTTTCACCCTTTTTAACAACGTGACCTGTACTGTCACTTTGACCAGAACCCGAATAAGTTGATTTTCCCGTTTTTTTATCTGTACCACCGTATCCACCGCCCTCGTTCTTCTGAACTACTTGACCTTTTTTAGCGCCAGAATCATAAACGAGGTTCCCGCTAACGTAAGATGCACCATCGCTAGGAGTAAAAGTATTTGCCACACTTTCCGTAAAGCTATTACCGCCGCCAAATGTATCAGACCAGAAGCCCATTATAAATTATCCTTCTCTTTTTCACACGCACGGATACGATCCCGTAGCTTGGCGTAATCTGCTATAGCCACTGGTATAGCGAAATAACCTTCATCTAGGCTCTCAATCTCTGTAGCAAGTCCTTTGTTCCAGTCCTTAGAGTACTGCTCCATAGGTGGGCAGTAGACTTCCAGATCGGTCCTATAGACCGTTCCCGCGCAGCCGCTCAGTAAGAGACTTGCGGTCATTAAGGCTATCGTCTTCATGCTCTGCCATTGCCTTGTAAAAATCAGTATTTTTCTTCTGGGCCTGTAGATCGTCCTTGAGGACTTTATTCTTTTCTTTGGCCCGTCCTGTGACCTGACCCATGACATAGAGTATGGGTAAGGCCAGTGCTAATGCACCAATAATGTAACTCTTTATTTTACCAAAGATGAACACTAGTGGATGCCTTCCTTATTGTCTTTGTATCTAGCGTATGCTGCTAGAGCGATACCGCCGACTGCACAGAGCAGGAAGATAGTCTTGAGGCCGTCAGCGTAGGCAACAAGCCCCTGTAACTGTCCGGCCACCTCATTAAGTCCTGTGGCTGCACCAGCAATACCCACACCAGCCATTGTCTTAGACTTAGTGAGAGGCTTAGGTGCTTCAGCGGTAGGCTTCTGGGGCATCTCTGGGCCACCCTCATCAGAAGGCAACTGTGCGTCTCTGGAGAAGATAGCGGCCTCAGCAGTACGTCTACGAGTTAGTCCACGTAAGGGAGTTAGCTTACCGTCTACTCTGGCCTTGTTCCACCTCATAATCTGCTCAGGACAATCGTCGTAATTTCCAGAGTTCAGACGCTTCAGCAAAGTTGATGACTTGAACGCACCACCACCTAAGTTGAATACAAACGATACTAACGCATCATACTGTCCTTGAGATAGAGGTACGTTAACCAGACGCTTAACAATCTTACCGTGTTCATCTAGATCATAGATTAGCCGCTGTTCAGCCTCTGCTATGGTACAGTTCATACCAGAGCGAATGCCTTTAGTGGCCCCATAACCCAGAGTCCACTTTCCGGCTGGGCATCTATACGAATGGACTAAACCATCATCCTTTAGTTTATGTAGACCCTCGAACTTCTTAACTAGTTCAATACAGTCTGTAGACACTTTATGTGGGTGCATATTAATACCTTACCTTCATCTGTTTAAAAAATCGGGATCGGGTCTTGTTTGAGATATCATGCCAGTTTGTTGGTAGGGATAGGCCGCGAATCCCCCGATTTGGGCCTGTGGGGTTAGTGCCCCCATTCCAGTATTACCTTCAGGGCGTTTTGCCTGAAGCTGCTGTAACCGTTGACCAATATTAATCAGACTAGAGCCAGTCTCTTGGCCTTGCACATTAAATTTCTTAAGAAGCATATTACCTTGCTGATCCATAGCGCGGGTAATTGTATTGCCTTGAGAGTCAATGCTGTTCTGGATCAATTGACCATTATCATCAAATGCTGCACCCATCTGCTCAAAGTCTGCTCTCATATTTGCGTCCAGACCTTCTTGTCCAGCAGCAAGTTTTGCTAAGTCTCTAGCAGCAGTAACTTGCCCAGCATCCATCTGAGATAGAATACTAGCAGATTGGTCACCCATTTGAGTAATGCTTTCAGCAATAGCTGCCTGTGCAAGTTCAGAGTTATTTGCTGCTGTATTAGCCTGTTCAATAAATCCGCTTTCTACAGCACCATCTAGCTGACCAATACGGTCATCTACACCCGTAGCTACGTCTGTTAATTGATTACCCAAAGCCTGTTGACCTGTAGCAGCAGCCTGAGCAAATTTGCCCATATCTTCACGCAGACGATCTGTCTGATTAGATTGAGCAGTAGCCAAGTCAGCGCGTGACTGTTGGGCTAACTCAGTATCATCGCCGTAGCGTTCTGTGAATGAATCAAAGCTGGACTGGAAGCCATCCTGTGCAGACTGCATGTTAGCCTGATTTTCTAGCTGAGAAGTTGCGTAGGCGTCTGCTCTTCCAGAGAAGGCATCCAAGTTATCTTGCAACTGCCCCTGACCATCCTGCAAATTAGATTGAGTATTAGTAAGTTGGGTAGATGCATCGCCAAAGCCCTGAGATAGAGCCTCACCTGTCTCACTAAACCCTGCGGTCATAGCTGTATTGGCAGCATCAAACTGAGCAGTACGATCAGCCTGTGCGTCTGCAAAGCCTTGTGCTTGATCCGTAAATCCTTGATCTACCGCACCCTGAATGTTTGCCTGACCAGTGTCCAGAGTATCAAACCGACCACCCATGTCATTAAATCCACCAGTAACATCTGTTTGTAGATTACCAATAGAGGTAGCGTTGTTAGCCAAAGCGGTAGCGTTATTACCGACACCAGTATTAACTGTATTAAACTGGGTATTCATTCCTTGATTATACTGAT